GCCGGCGGTGAAGGGGCAACTCTCGATCATCTGAGCGATGCGGGTCGCGTGCTGCGATGCCGTGGCATTGGCCTGATAGTACTCCACGATTCGGTACACATTGGAATCGTAGTCAACGCTATACAGCGAAAAACTGGACGGGGCGGACTCGCCATAATCGAGTCCTCCGAACAGCGGCCAGTGGTCCGGGATCTCAAAAGATGGCACGGCGACCTTGTCCTCATGCCAATTCTCGAAATACTGACCCACAAAGGCGTCCCAGTCGCCCTCCAGCCACGCTTTGACGAGCTGGGGGTCGCCGACCCCCTCCAGCCGCTTGATATAGCCGGGATCGCGGGCCAGCAAAATCTTGTTGTCGGTGACGAGGCTGCGGATATACATCCGGCTCATGCCGTCGTCGCCGGCGACCACCGACGACTCCTCGCCGGCGTCGATGAAATACTTGCGCACATGGTTGTGATTCGGGCCGCCGGGGTTGCCCGAGGAGCGTATGCGCTTCGTCGGGATCTCGGCCGCGCCGCTGCGCAGGCAGGCCTTGAGCTTGTGATACGCCTTCAAGTCGGCCCAGCTCGTCAGCTCATCCCACCCGATCCAGCTGTACTGCTGCCCCTGGAAATGATCGGCGTCGCCGTCGCTCTCCAGATGCCGCAGCTTCAGCGTCGCCCCATTTTTGAAGACCCATTCATGGCGGCCGACCTTGTACTCGGCGTCGGGATAGGCGGCGCGGAAGATCTGGCGGCTGCGCTCCAAGATCTCGTCCAGCTCGGGGTACGTGCGCCGGATAAGGACGCCCTTCCAGTGTTCGCCGTAGGTGTCGACGTCCGACAAAAAGTCGCCCAGCAGGAATTCCGACTTGCCGCCGCCTCGCGCACCGCCGAAAAACAGCTCATCGACGAACGAGGCCCGTATCGCCTTCTCCTGCGGTCCCGGCTGTGGGCGCCACGTCATGGCTTGCCTGCCGCTTTAGGTATTCCACTGAGGATGTGTTCCATCACCTGAATCTGAAACCCATTGCCCAGCATCTTATAACGCTGGGTATTTGAGACGCCTTCCGTATAGCCTTCAGGGACACCCGCGAGTCGCTCCACCTCAGTAGGTGTGAATTTTCGCATCCGACCCGACTCATCAATCAGCACGTTATACGGCACCCCTTTTCGCAGGTTAGCGGTCAAGGTGCGAGACTTTTGCTGTGTGCGTGCATCGGTGTGATGTCCAAAATCCAAATGCGTGCGCCCATCGCGTACTCTGCGATTCATGTAGGCTTGTGCTTTATCGGTATGGAGATATTTTGGGTCCACCTCTTTCTCCAGCACATCTTGAACCTTGATGTCTTTGCCACGCGGCAAGTCGACGGGTATGTTCGTCCAGAAGTACCGCTTCCTGTTTTGAGCCGAGACATCCTTGGCATCAATCATAATCGGCTTAACGCCAAAAATCTCCGATATACGCTCTTTCACACCTGGTTTCATTGAGGCTACGTTTTCAAAGACGAAATACCGTGGTTTCGTTTCCTCCAGCATCCGCACGTACTCATAAAAAAGGTTGCTATTCGGACCCTCTAGTCCCAATCCACCTTTCTTTGCTCGGCTCAAGTCTTGACAGGGCGAACCGCCCACGAGCAGGTCTACTGGCCCAACCGATTGACCCGACAGCTGTTTGACATCACCAATATGCTGCGTATCTGGATAATTCCTTCGATGCACCTTGATCGCATAGGGATCTATCTCACTCGCCAAATACTCAACCGGCGCATCTACGTTTTTCAAGGCCACTCTCGCGCCACCCAACCCATCAAAAAGAGATAAGACCCTCATCTTGCCATCCGCACCGCTTCCTTGAGGCCATACCGCCTGACGGCGTGCCGATGCGTCTTTTATCTCCTTGGCCGGAAAAGCAAAGAGATCGCTAACGTCCTCTTGCTGCTCCACCAACACATCTTCCGCTAAATCACGCTTTTCGACCTCCGATACTTCAGGCGACTCATCCGACTTTAACTTGCGTATCTGTCGCTTGGCTATTGCGCCTGGCAATGCCATACCTGTCTTAGCCGCTACAGCACCCAGCTTGGTCACCAACCCTCCTGCCCCCGTGAAATCCGATAACGACATACCCTCCACCGTGGTAAGCGGATCTTTGATCGCCTCCACGCCGGCACGCCCCACCGCTTTCACCGCCTTCAACGGGTCGTAGACACCCGCATAAGCTGCCTCGGCACCCCCACGCAGCAACTGCTCCACCTGCGGTTCCCGCATCTGCAATAAAGCGCCTGCCGCCTGCGCGGGGTTCGCGGCCAGCCAGCTTATCTTGAAGCGCGGTGCCGCGTGCGGCACGCTCCAAATTCATCCGGCCGCCTCCGGCGTCTCCACCGTGAAAACCCCCTCCACCATCTGCCGGTTCTGCGCCATCCACTCCTCATAGCTCTCCGCTCTCGGCGGCAGGTTGACGCCCTTGACCTCGATGGTGTGGTCGACCTGGATGCGGTGATCACCCACCTCGTCGCGGATCGCCGCCAGCACCTTCAGCTTCAGCGCCACCCGCCGGTCCTCGATCTTGTCATACAGCCGCTCCAGCGCCAAAACGCGGTTCTTGCGCCAGGCCAGCGGGATCTCATCGAAGTCCTGCCGGTCGCGCTCCAGCTGCTTCTTCAGCTCGGCGGCGAACTCGGGATTCTTGCGCCAGCGGAAGACCGTCGACTTCTCGACGCCCACCGTCCTGGCGATCTTATCGTTGACCAGGTGGGGGTTCCAGCGGTCCAAGACCACCAGCTGCACCGCCTCCTGCTGCTTCTCACTCAGCGCCACTCAGTAGCTCCAGATCATCGGCCGCGCGGCCGGAAAGTCGTCCTCGTCCGTAATGATATCCAGGTGCAGAAACCGCTTCTCGCCCTTCTGATCGACCCCAAAGCCCGTGAACCCCTCCTCGATGGCCGTCGCCAGCACCTCATACGCCTTGCGGCCGGCACAGGCGATATCGACCGCCTTGCCCATCGCATGAGAGCCTGGACGCAGCTTGGCTACCTCGACCGAGTGCTGCGGCGACCGGTAGCCGCTCGTCACCGTCAGCGGCCCCACCTGCACCCGCACCCGCTGCAAACAGTCCATCAGCGTCTCGTCCAGCAGGCACTCGCCCGTCTCGCGGCACGCCAGCTCCGAAAAAGAAAAATTAGGCCAGCGCCCCGCAGGCCACGTCGCCTCCGTGAAGCGGGTCATCGTCATAGTCTCAAACCTAGGCTTTTCAACGCTTTACATCAACTGACAGGAGGTTCAGCTGTTACATGGCCCCGACTTTCCACCAGGGGGGCATGTAACCCTTTTTTTTAGAAAAGCGTGGGATTCCCGAAAAAAGTACTACACCGCTCCAAGACAACGACTTAACCACCACCACCTTAAAAAACGCTAGCCCTCTTCTAGCGCAGTGGTCGCTGGGTGGATTTCCACGGGAAAATTCCGATTTCTAGCAAAAAAGCGTGGGATTCCCGAAAAAACATTCGGCGCTAGCCTTTTTCTAGCGCCTAGTAAAGGGGCAATTCCTCAAAGCGATGCTCAAGATGCTCATGGTTCGCCTGTTTTCGTCAAGGTGCTCATGGTTGAACAACTTGAGCATCTGTACCACAAGCGTGCTTCTGGATAGTCGGAACTTGCATTGGCAGTAGTCGCAATAGGACTTGTGGGAAATATTTTCCCGTGCCAGGCCCTTGACGCCGCCCACGAGAACCCTTAGCTTGGCGCCGCAGTGGTCGTCGCTAAGCGTCGCTAGACGACGTACGTACTAGCCGTCTAGCGTCTAGACGGCTAGTAGTTTGTATGGAGACGTCTAGACGTAGTACCTAGACGGCTAGACGCTAGACGGCTAGACGACGGGGGGGTCGCCGTAGATGCACTGGCCGTACGGATCGAGGCGCCGGACGGCTGGACAGGCGCCGGGTGGGAAAGGCTGGATGGAGGCCGACGTATGGGCGGGTATATTCGGGTTCGGCTCCGTTTAAGCCGGCCCCAGGTCGCTTCGCCTCCGCGGCGCTGGATTTGCGCCAGATCTGCGCCAAATTTGCGCCGGGAAAAACCGTTAAAGCTGCCCGCTATATTCGCAATTATCGACGCCTGCCTGCCTGCGCCTGGCGCGACGCCAGGCCGTCGGCCGTCGGCCGTCGGCCGACTATTAAACGCGTTTGAATTGATTACAATCCCTTGTATGCATGGGCGAGGCACATTACTCACGCTTGCCGTCTCACGCCGTCCCACGCCGCCTCACGCTTGCCCGAGAGCGCCGTCTCACGCCGTCCCACGCCGTCCCACGCCCTATCGCCGCCACCGTCGACGTCTCGATGCCGTCAGACGCCCTTATTCACCCGCTCACGGCCGACGGGTGCCGACGGGTGCCGACGGGTGCCGATAGTAGTCCAGGGGTCGACTGGCCTCAAAATCGGCCTGGCGGCCCCTATACGCAAACGGCCGTTACCGACCTAAACGCAAAAAAGCCCGACTACTAGTTGAGTAGCCGGGCTTGTCGTCGTAGTGTGTTGTCGTGCTATTGCTTAGTGAACTCCAATAACGACGTTCACGC